CTCCACCAGAATCCCCGGTCGTTGTCGCTCTTGGCGAGCACGCCAGCCACGTATGGCGCGGGGTCTTCGCCGCCGTTGACAAACGGCCAGATGCCATAGGTGCGGTCGTTGCCGTTGTCCGCCATCCATGCGGTGGCGTCCGATGCGGTCTCCGGGATCGGCTTGATGCCCACGACCGCGACGGCCCGCAGAGAATCCGCCACGGATTGAATAGAGCTGATGGCGGCAGCTTCACCACCGCTTTCGGCGATGATGATGCGTGGCACGTATCCGACGACGGACTGAGCGCGTTTCAGCGCGTAGACTCCGGTCAGGCTGGTCGCGTCTCCAGTTGTGTCGCTGTCGTATGTGCGGACTACGACACACACCGCGCCTGCCTGCTTGTAAATCGCTTCGAGCGCCTTGCCGAGGTAGGTTTCCGCCCCTAGCTGCGCGTCGATGTTGCGCGGGCTGGTCACAAGGACCGGCGTGTCGATAGGGAACGACGCGTCCACGCCCCCGGCGAGGTTGGTTCCTGCGTGCACGGCGTAAAGTGACGCCCCGGATGAACCTGTGCCAAGCGAGGCGGTCACGAGAGCGGAAGCAGCGCCGGAAGCATTGATGGCCGCAAGCACTTGCGAGGCCGTCGATGTCGCAACAGAGGAGCCGTCGGTCGCCAGATTGATGGTGATCGTTTTGTTCACTATCGCAATGGTCAACCCGGCATTGTTGCTGTCGGGCTTCTGGCAGACGATCGTGATGCCGTTGCCTGCCGCGCCTTGTTCTTCAGTAGCGGTGAACTTCAGCTTGCCGTTGCCGGATCCAATTTCGATGGATGCCGCCGTCTCGTCGTTATTGCCAGAACCGACCACGCCGATCACCGAACTGCGGACGGTGCGGATCGGGCGGGCTCCGCTATCGACTTCGAGGACTTGGACGCCGTGGAGGAATGTCTCAGACATGGTGGGACGTTAGGGTCAGGGGTGTATGGGGTCGAGTGGGGTTTTGTCGGGTCATTTCAGGACGTCCGGCATCGCGTTTCGAATGCCCTCAAGGTCGTCGGGCAGCGGGGTTGCCGTCACGTCGCGGAGCGACTCTTTCAACGCGGACAGCTCTTTTCGCCGCGCCGCGTTGCCGGTTTCCATTGCCTTCATCACCTCGATGTCAAGCGCGGCGAGTTTCGGGGTGCGGAGCTTCCGCCAGACATTGCGCTGGCACTCTTTCGCACCTTCCACGTCGATCTCGACCTTGCCATTGCGGACCTTCCACGCGGGGCGGAAATAGCGGTCCGGCGGCAGGTCTGAGGCGTTGACGATAGCGCGTTGAACGCCGGGCGGAACGTCGGCGGCAAGGACCTTTTCGAGAGCCACCCCGGGAGCCGGGTGAATCACGGCGCATCCGCCGTCTTCGGTTTGATAGATGATTGCTTTCATGATAATAACTCTATGCGAATGCCGCCACGCAGACCTCAGGCACGTCGTTTGCACTGCTGCCTTCGACGACCGTAAGCTGAAGGGCCGAGGTGGTCTTGGTTTGAGACAAGCGCGGTGACACGACGGCTGCGTCCTCGATGTCGTTGAATTGACGTGCGCATGCGACGTAGCAGTAGTTCGAGCTGCCGAATGCGTTGTCCCAATTCACCGTGTATCGGCCAGTCCCGAGGTCGGTGATAGACGAAACATTGAATGAGCTTGTGATCGAGACGGTGTTTTGGCCGTTGAAGACAACCCATGCCCGGGCCGTGCCCGGGTAGAGCTTGAGGCGGTTCGGGGCGATTGCCCGGACTGTGTCGTCACCCGCGTCGGTTTCGGCTTGCGTGGCAAGCTCGATCAGCCCGGCGCGGGTCGCGGTGGACGTGACAGATGCAAGCCCGGCAGGAGTCACGGCGCGGGAAGTATCCGTTCCGGCCTGAGCCTCCGCCGCAGTAGCCAGCTCGACCACGCCGGTTCGAGTCTCGGTTGCGGTGCGCGACGCCAGCCCCGCCGGGGTAACGGCGCGGGCGGTATCGGTTCCAGCTTGAACCTCGGCGTCCGTCGCGAGCTCGACAACGCCGGTCCTCGCGTCTGTCGCAGTGCGCGATGCAAGCCCGGCCGGTGTAACGGCGCGGGCGGTGTCCGATCCCGCCTGAACCTCCGCGCTGGTCGCCAGCTCGACGACGCCTGTGCGAGTTTCAGTCGCGGTGCGTGACGCGAGCCCGGCCGGGGTCACGGCCCGCGTAGTATCCGTGCCGGTCTGAACCTCGGCGTCGGTGGCAAGTTCGACGACGCCTGTTCTTGCGTCGGTGGCGGTGCGTGCGGACAGGTTCGCCGGGGTGATCGCCCTTGAGGTATCCGTGCCCGTCTGCGTCTCGGCGTCAGTCGCCAGCTCGACAACGCCTTTGCGGGTTTCGGTGGCCGTCACGTCTTGCAGCTTCTTCGGCGTGATGATCCGCTCGTTGTCGGTCCCGGCCTGCGCCTCGGCGGTGGTCGCGATCTCGGCGACGCCTTTCACCGTCTCGGTTGCTTGCGGGTAATCGAATGTCGCGTCGCCTACGGTGATTGATCCAGCAGGAACGCCAGTGATCACGAGGTCCGCCGCGATCATTGCGACGGTCGACGCGCCTTTCGTGATGATCGCGGCGGATTGAGAATAGACCGCGACGAGGATGTCGTCGCTTGTGAACAGCCCGATTTCCTTCACCGTGTAAACGTCACTAGATGCGTCGCTCGCGGTGACATGGATCGTATCGTCGGCGACGGCCGCCCCGCTGATCGTGGTGATCTTTTTGATCTCGGTTTGCAACGCGGTCGCGGCTGCCGTCGGCGTCCACGAGGCTGAGCCGATGCCCACCTTCGCGATGGTGATAGGATTCGTGCCGGTGTTGTTCGCGTTGACGATCGCGTTTTTCCCGGCCGTCGTGAGGATGAATTGAAGTGCGGGCATAGGGGTCAGGGTCAATAGGTTGCTCCACCGTCAAGCCGAGTGAAAACCGCAGGGCGGAGCACGCCGACGATGTTGATTTCGCCTTCGGTTGCAATGCCGAAAACAATGTCATAATGAGAGCGGAGCGGCTTCGTGCGGTTGATTTCCGAAACCATAGCGTCTTGCATTTCTTCGCTGGTATCGTTGGCCACGATGCTGATCGTGAACGTGTGGGGCGTGCCGATCGGGTCTTTCTCGAACCACTCGATCATGAGTGCGCTCGCTCCCAGCGCGTTGAGCGCGTCGGTGACGGCTTTCTTCGTCCCCTTGCGGCGGGCGGTCTCGATTGCCGATGCGGTAACGGCCCGCTTCGTGTGCTCAGGCCAATTCGGATCCCATGTGTCAACGCTCAGCGCCCATGCCAGCCAAGGCAGCAGGTCAACCGGGCAGCCTAGTGGATCCCACAAATCCCTCAGCGGCGACGGCACGTCGGACACGCGCGAGGTCGCGAGCGCGAGCGCACGCTCAGGCTTCGTTGCCGACGGTGGAAGGAGGTCATTCATCGGTGCCTGCAAGGGTTATTGTCGTGGCCGTGCAATGCGCGAATTCCGTCTCTTCCACTTCGATGTCCGCCGTTGGCGCGGTCAGGTCGACGCGCTGAACGCCCGGCTGATGGAGCGCCGCGTAGATGCCGGAAAGCGTCACGTCGAATCCGACTTTCCGAACGCTGGCGATGTAGGCGTTGAGCGCGGCCGTGGCGGCGGCGAGAACGACGGATGAATCTGGCCCCGGGTAAGTGTAGAGAGCGGCGGTGACGGCATAGTCCACCTTTGTCGCGGCCTGCACGGTCACGAGGTCAGTGAGCGGTCGAATCGCGGTGTCGTTGAGCGCGGTTTCGACGTTTGCCAGCAAACCGGACGTTGGCACGCCATTGCCGACGCGCGATAAAACGGAAATGAGAACCTCGCCCGGGTCCGGTGATGTCGCGGAAACGTCCAGCACGTCAGGATCGGCCGAGAGCGCGTGAAAGATGTATGCCCCCTTAGGACCGGCGACGCTGAACCCCTCCAAGCTGAGCTGGATGCGGCGGCGATACTCGGTGTCGCCTTCCCGGATCAGGACGGTCGGAAGCTCGTCACCTAGCGGCTCCTCGTAGGACTCAAGACGCTGGACGCCGAGCAGAGCCCCGAGTTGGTCAAGGTCGGCCCCGGTCGCATAGGCCAGCAAAAGGGCCCGCGCCGCGTCGTTGACGCGCTGGCGGACGATCAGCTCGCGATATGCGGCGACTTGGAGAATCTTGTATGCGGGATCGGATTCGACGAGCGCCGTGAAAACGGGGTCGCGCGATTGCAGGTCGGCGAGCATTGCGGCGAGGATGCTTTCATAGTCAAGCGCCTCAACAACGTCGGGTGCCGGCAGAGTGGACAGGTCGATTTGCGTGAACGCGCTCATGATATGACGATGCCGTCGAGGAACACGGGCTGCCCCGTCGGCAAGTAAATGGCTTCGAGGTCAATCTCGATTTTCCCGGCTTCACCGGCGGCCCGGGCTTGCACGCGCTGGACTTTCAAGCGCGGCTCCCACCGCAGTAGCGCCTCGGCGGTAGCTGCGAAGATGTCGACCAGCGTGTCGGCATTGAGAGGATTGTCGACAAGGTCGAACAAGCGGCTGCCATACTCGCGTCGCATGACGCGGGATCCAACCGGCGTGGTCAGGATGTCCCGGATCGACTGCCGGAGGTGTGCCACGCCGGACAACGGCTTGCCGGTATGGGAGTCGGTGCCTCGCATTGGTGGCACGGTAGGAACGGGCACGCGGCGGGTCGAGCGGGGTTTTGTCGCCCGCAAGGGGTGCCCGGTTGAGCCACCCGCCCGGGCGGCGGTTCGCTATGACCTCAGGTAGCATCCGGCAATAGCGTGCTGAGGAGACGGGCCCATC